TGCAGGACCCAACTTCAGAAGAAGGTGCAATCATAAAACGTGAATGGTGGCAAGATTGGGATAGAGATTACCTCCCAAAATTACTACATGTCATTCAAAGTTATGATACTGCATTTTCAAAAAAAGAAACTGCAGACTACTCAGCGATAACAACATGGGGAATCTTTGAGCCTGTAGAGGGTTATGAAAAATGTATTTTACTTTTAGATGCTATGAAGGGAAGGTATGATTTTCCAGATTTAAAAAATGTTGCAATAGAGCAATATAAATACTGGGAACCGGAAACTGTGATAATTGAGGCTAAGGCATCTGGACAACCATTGATACATGAGCTTAGACGTGCAGGTATACCCGTCATAGATTATGTGCCTGCAAGAGGCAGAGATAAGCATACACGTATCAATAGCTGTGCTCCTGTGTTTGAATCTGGCATGGTATTTGCTCCTTTGGATGAGCACTTTGCTCAAGAAGTAATTGAGGAATGTGCTGCTTTTCCGAATGGTCAATATGATGACTATGTAGACAGCATGACCCAAGCTGTGTTAAGATATCGACAAGGTGGATTTGTTTCAACGTACTCGGACGATTGGGACGACCCGCCAATAAAATTAGAAAAAGAATATAAATATTATTAGGAGAACCTATGGCACTTAAAGGTAACCAAAAGAAGTTAGATAAAAATAACAATAACAGAATTGATGCACAAGATTTTAAAATCTTAAAAGCAGAAAAAGCAAAAGGCAGAGGCATGGGTTTACAAGATGAGAAGATGAAACCCGGTAAAGTCATGAAAGCTAAAAGAGGAACAGGAATTGATAAAAAAGCTTTTATGAAAAGTATTGGAGTATTTCCAGCAATAAATAAACCTAAATCATCTCAAGGCACTACTGCTAAATCTGCAATGGGAAAAACATTTCAAGGTTATTCAAAAGTTTTTAAAACAGGTGTAAGTGCTGGAGACAAAACAAAAGCTACTAGCACAATCATTGGTGTAAAACCATCAACTGGCGGCAAAGGAGGCCCTCCAAGTAAAACTCCTAAAGAAGCAAAATCAGCAAAAGATTTTATTGCAAGAAGAAAAAAATTAATGGGACTTAAGTCTGTAATTGGTAAAGGTGGTAGAATAGGTGCTGCTGCAGCCTTACTAGGATTAGCAGGAGCAGGTGCCGCTAAAATTGGACAGACTATCGGAAGAAAATTGGATGAAGCCAAAAAGAAAAATAAAAAAATGGGTGGTGGCATGATGAAGAAATATGACAAAGGTGGAATGTCAGCTTCAGAAAAATTTAAGTCAGAAGTTAAGGCTATTAAGGAAACCATTGATGACAAAAACACTCCTATGAAAGGAGACAGAATGTTAACAGGATTGAAAGCTGCGTATAAAAAAGCGTTTCCAAAAAAGAAAATGGGTGGTGGCATGATGATGAGACCAACTAATTATTCTGAGGGAGGAGACGCTCAAAGATCTCCAACTGCCGAACAAGCAAGAAGAATGGGTCAAAGAAAAACGAAGCCAGGAAGAAGAGCGGGAGTACCAAGCTTACCTGGAAAAGACAAAAAAAAGAAACAAATGTTTGTTATCTTAGGTGAAAATAAAAAATATAGTGGTGGTCAAGGGGGTCTTGAAAGAGATGCAGATAATAATCCTTACAGATACAGTTATGATGCAGATCCTTTTTTAAAAGATAAAACTATCGTAAGAGTCACCAACAAAAGTATCGGTGGTTCGGTAACCGTCAAAACTAAACTAGGTAGAAATAAACCTACAAAAATGTATTAGGAGGGACGATGTCCCTTAAGAATATCTTATTTGGGATAGGCCGTAAGGTATTTGGTAAGAAACCAGATCCATCACCGGCCACCGGACAAAAACAAAAGCTTCTTACTTACGAGAAGCCATTGACACAGGACACCGGAAAAGAACTAGCAAAGGTAGAACTTAAAAACCCACCTGTTGTTTTAAAGAAAACAAAACCACTTCACATGGGTGATGACACAGCACCTGCTTTTGGTTCATCTACTTATGATTGGATAATGAAAAAAGGTGCAGGCAAGTTTTCTGCAGATGAATGGATAGATCATTTAACGTCAACTAGAAAAGTTAATCTAAAAGTATTTGGTAAACCTACTTCAAAAACTGTAAGAGAACCCAAAAAATTTAGATATGACTCTGGCCCATTTCAAGGAAAAGAAGTTGTTATTAACAAAGAAGAATTGTTTGATTCTAATTTAGCTATCTTTAATGAAGCTGGAGATTTAACAGGCGGATTATTATATGCAGCTAAGAAGTTTGGATTAAAGCTAGATGGTAATGAGCTAGGTGCTATGATTAAATTAAATCCTGTGAATAGATTGAGACCTGTAGAACTTGGAATGCCAAAAGGTGCTATGGAGACTTTTGAACGAACTACTCAAACTGCAGTTGATCAATTAAAAAATATAAGAAAGAATTATGCACAATCAGCTATACGAGGATCTGATGAAATCACAGATGGTATAGATGAAGTTATATATAAACTTGGTGGTTTAAGAAATGATCAAGGACGAGGTGCTATAACTGCTTTCGCAGATGAAATCAAAGCTGTCAGAAATAATGCTAGAATGAGACCTGAAGATAGAAAAGTTATGAACAAAGTTTTAGGTGAAGTAAACGAGGCACATGCACCTTTGAAAAATAATAAAACCTATTACGGGGGCGAAACAAATTATACTCTTCAAGGAGGAAAAGATTATCGAGAAACAATTATGGTTTTAGATGATCCAATTTCATCAAATCGTAATCCTTTTAATAAGGGAGGTCATTTTGGTGAGGCACTTCCAAAAGAAACTAACAATATTTATCACATAAGATATGACACAAGATTTACACCAGAGGGTAAAAAAGTATTTATGATTAATGAAATACAATCTGATGTTAACCAAAGCGTAGCCAAACAATTATCTAAAGTAAAACAATTATCAGGAGATACTAGAACAAATCCTTTTCAAGCAGACCTTGAATTAAACTTACTTGCAAACAACAGAGCAAAGATCATGCAAGAGATGAACGAAGCCATGGCTAAACGACAACCTAATAAAGTACAAGCATTGTCTGCTGAATTAAAAGATGTACAAAATAAATTAAATAGAACTTTCTCAGGAAGAAATACAGGAGGAGAAAGATTTGATTATTTCCCACTTGTTGAGGCAGATGCTTATGGAGATCATGCACTTAAATATCTTACACAGAAAGCTGCAAGAGAAGGTGTTGATTACGTAGCCGTTGCACCGTTTTCCAAATTAAGTTTTAGACAGGGTTATAAAAAAGGTAATGAAAGATTTTATGGATACGCAGATGGTAAAGGTATTGATAAAAGAGGTAAGGCTGTAATGCCAGAGCTGATGAGAAAACTAGGAAACTTTTATGGATCAAAAGCAGGACCCACAAAAATATCTCTGTCAGATCCTAAACTTCCTTACAAAAGTGTATCAAAAGAAAAATTTAAATATCCAGATTCACACAAGATGAAAGGCAAAGAGATAACAAATGAGTTTCATACTGAAGCCGTTAAAGATCCAAAGAAGGGATATAAGCTTATTTTACAGAATGATCCAAGGTTGTATTTTGATGCTTTTGCAGTTAAAGTATCTCCATTAATGAGGCAAACACAGAAAACCTACAGACACATGGGAGGTCTTGTAGTAGATATGTTCAAAACAAGAAGGTATAATTAATTATGGCTGTAGAGAAAAATAATGAAATTGTAGATGAGGAAACTAAGGTAGAGGAAATTCAGGAACAACCTGATGGAATGCCTGTAGATGTTTCTGTTGAAGGTGAAGAAGTAGCTGAGGAAAGACCTCAAGACGATTTTAATGCCAATCTAGCAGAGAACATGGATGAACGTACTTTAAGAGAAATGGCCTCTGAGCTTGTTCAAGAATACAAAAAAGATAAGCTATCGAGAAAAGATTGGGAAGATGCTTACATCAAAGGCTTAGACCTGTTGGGTACAAAGTACGTAAATGTGACAAGACCTTTTAAAGGTGCCTCTAATGTTACTCACCCAATGTTATCTGAAGCTGTAACACAGTTCCAAGCACAAGCATACAAGGAACTTGTGCCATCTGATGGTCCTGTAAGAGTACAAACGATTGGCTTGGTTACACCTGCTGTAGAACAACAGGCAGATCGTGTGAAAGAATATATGAACTATCTTCTTATGGAAGATATGGAAGAATATACAACTGATATGGATCAGATGCTTTTCTACTTACCACTTTCAGGTTCTACATTTAAAAAAATATATTATGATGAATTACTAGGAAGACCAGTATCTAAATTTTTACAGGCAGAGGAAATAGTAGTTCCTTATTACGCGTCAGATTTAAAAGATTGTGAAAGAATTACTCATGCTTTTAAAATGACTAAGAACGAAGTTAATAAAAAAATGGCTGCAGGATTTTATAGAGATATAGAATTAACAGAAGGACAACCAGAGCCAGACAACTTACAGAAAAAATTAAATGAAATTGAAGGTGTTAAAAAAACAGGAGACGATTATCTGCATACAATTTTAGAAATGCATGTTGATTTAAATTTAGATGACTACGAAGATTTTGATGAAAATGCAAAGGCAGTTAAGATTCCGTACATAGTTACAATTGATGAAGGCTCTGGAGAGATTTTATCTATTTATAGAAACTACAAACCTGGTGATTTGAATTATGCAAGAGTAGAATACTTTGTGCATTACAAATTTTTACCTGGTCTTGGCTTTTATGGTTTTGGTTTAACACATATGATTGGTGGATTATCAACTGCAGCAACACAAGCCTTAAGACAATTGATCGATGCAGGTACTTTAAAAAATTTACCAGCAGGATTTAAGTCTAGAGGTATCAGAGTTAGAGATGATGACCAACCAATTCAACCTGGAGAGTTCAGAGATGTCGATGCACCGGGTGGAAATATTAGAGATCAATTCTTTAATCTACCTTTTACTGAGCCTTCAACAACATTATTTAATCTTTTAGGTTTTGTTGTTCAAGCAGGACAAAAATTTGCGGCAACAACTGATAATAATATCGGTAACGATGCACAAAATAGGGCTGTTGGTACTACGATTGCTATGATGGAACGTGGTTCACGTGTGATGAGTGGTGTTCACAAGCGTTGTTACTACGCAATGAGACTAGAATTTAAGATTTTAGCAAGAATTTGTGGTGAATTTTTACCACCAGAGTACCCGTATGACGTTTATGGTGGCCCAAGACAAATAAAATCTGCAGATTTTGACGGAAGAGTTGATGTTTTACCAGTTGCAGACCCAAATATTATGTCTATGGCGCAAAGAGTGACGCTTGCACAGACACAATTACAAATTGCACAGACAAATCCTGCAATTCACAACATACATGAAGCTTATAGACGTGTTTACGAGGCACTTGGTACGAAACAAATTGAAACAATTTTAAAACCTGCACCAAAACAACCTGAACCAATGGATCCTGCAAAAGAAAATGCAAGAGCATTGCAAATGAAACTGCTTACAGCTTTTGAATTCCAAGATCATGATGCCCATATAGCAGCACACATGGCTTTTATGGCTACAAGAATGGTGCAAATTAACCCGCAGGTGTATGCTTTGATGCAATCACACATATCTGACCACATTTCTTTTAAAGCAAGAGCAGAGGTTGCAGCTACGATGGCACAAGATCCAAATATGGCTGCTATGCAACAGGCTGATCCAGAACAATTTCAAATAATGTTTGATGCTGAGGTAGCAAAAAGAGCTGCAGCTATTACACAAGAGTTAGCACAAACAGAAATGCAGGCAAATCTTGCAAAACAAGATCCATTAGTAAGAATTAAACAACAAGAAGTTGATTTAAGAGCTATGGACATGCAAAGAAAAGCAGAAGAGACACAATTTAAACAAGAACAAGAAAACCAAAGAGCTGCAGAGAGATTAGAATTTGATTATGATCGTCTTGCAGTTCAAGATCAACAATCAGATGAAAGATTAGACGTAGCGAGGCAAAAACTTGAGAAGAAATAACGAAAAAGGATTGAGCGGAGGAGTTACAAGCGGGCCACCACCTGAAAGAGGACCA